CCCAAGGTTATACATATTCTGTTCGGTGACAATTTTAAGTCCACCCTTCATAGCCTCTCCCGCAAACTGTAACATCCTGGAAAGGTGCATCATCTGTTGATCCTTATTTCCACTGCCCAAGGCAACAGATACAGTACAATCCATCTTATCATTCCATGAGTCAGGGCGTACAGGAACCCACTGATTTCTTAGCATAACTACTCTCTGATGATCTTGATTCTTCATCAGTAGAGTATAGATAGTAAGCATTAAATCTTTTACGCCAGTCTCAGCAAAGTTTCTGGCAATTAACTCTACCCTACTCTGCGCTGCCCCCATGACTGCATTAACAGCAGTAGCCGTGGTATGCGAAGTCAAGGCGTTCTCATTCATGCCTTGTGACATCCTCGACACACCAGCCCTGGACTCTCTTACTCCATCAAGATACTCTAGCATCTGGAATGAGTAAGGCTCTAGTGGAGGAGTCGCTAACGGCATCACGGCATTAGGTGACTTGACTCTGACTACACCGCCTGGTCTTTGCGTGAGCAAATCATCCAAATTCGCTTGCCCCTCTAAGACTGCGTATCTGCCAAAGTTCTGGTTATACATATTATCCAAAAGATTACGCATCAATACAGATTTATAGAGTTGAAGATCCATTACCAAGTCAGCAACAGACACTCCAAAGAACTTATGCGGTATCTTTATAGGGGTAATAGAAACAAAGGGAACAGAATCTATCTCATCATTCGCAAGGACATAATCTCCAACAGTACAAACTTTTCTAAGTTCAACAAGCCCGTCACCATCGTAATCAGTTTGAAGAAAGGACTCATGTAACCAGTATTGTCTTAGAGCCTCTTCTGTTTCGCTTTCACCAATATTAAAATGGAAAGTATTATCGAACTCATGCCTTGCTGCCTTCTCCCCGAAGAGAGTAAAGTCATCATCCTCGCCAGAACCAAGAGTTTCTGGATCAAGAGTTTGGCCTGGATACATCTCCCTTAATTCAGATAAGGTCTTCTGAACTCTATGACATACAAACCTGGCATCCTGTATTGTCTTAGCATCCCTTGAGATAAGGAACTCAGATGGTGGTACGTTCTCTATCTTTACTCGACCTATTGACCTGCGTCTGGAGATTACCACATCATTATACATCTCCATCTCGCCTTCCTGGTAGGGAGTATGTTCAAGAACCTCTACATCATTATTACTGATAAGAAGATTAAACTCCATATCATCAAGATGCGTATACTCCTCCCTCTGGGCCTCATCATACTCTTCCCACCATACCTTGACTATACCATTCTTAGATAGCAAAGCATCAGTGAACCACGAATACAGTATTTCCCAACCAGAATTATCCTTAGTGAATACATAGTTCACATAATCTGTGGCCTGTTCAGCCATAGGTACATCTTCAGGGCCGTGAGGAGAGAACTTAACCATCTCATCACCAGATGCAAACACTCTCATTAGAGAAGGCTTGATCCACTCTATAGTATCCTGAACAGTAGAGTCTACATACTGGCTTCGCCCTTCTACTTCATTTCCAAAAGGCTGACCATGATAATACTCCATAGCCTTTTCACGATGCTGTGAAACAGTATCACCATAGCCGATAGAGTCAGTGATCTCACTCCGTATTCTGGCTACTAGCTCTTCTTCAGTAATCTTTGCCATTAAATAATTCCGTAGTTCCTATATTCGACATCTTGTGTCCATGTTGGATCTTTACCAGCAACCGCAAACCTCTGAGATTGGAAGGCGTACCTTGTTGCGCTCATAAGGTCATCCCTGAAAGGAACTACCTTGTTCTGTTTCCTATGATACATCCTGAATTCTTCAAACCAGTCGCCAAGGGTAGAGAATACCTTGAATTTACCCCCCTCCATAGCCTGGATTATTGCCATTAATCCCTCTTCTATAGAGTTTGAACCCTTATTATTACCTAATGCAGGTGGATTAGTGAAGTGTTCAAGGAGAAAGTTGCATCCTAAGTTCCTGTATTGGTCGGCAAGCCCTGGATTTCCCATAGAATCTCGCCTATTTCCGTCATGTGGATAGGCAATAGGGATAAAGTGAGGTCTTCCCCTGATTACCTCTGAATGTACCGCAGGACTGGCCTTGGATGCCCTATAACAGTCATAAACATAGAACATTTCCCCTTCTGTGTCTATAGCACACCACACTACAGCGGTAGGATGGTCCCATCCGAAGTCTATTGCTGCTATTCTGGGCCAATGATCCTCCAAATATAGGGGATCAATCATAACTTTCTCCTCATTTAGAGGAAAAATAAGGCCAGAACCAATAGAAGGCCTGCCATTCTTTCTCATTTCTCTCTCATGTGGAGAATATGAGGAGAGAATCTGCTCCATTACCACCTCACTTAAGTGGCCTTTCTCCCCATTCATAGAGGAAATCTTCTCAGATGCGTCATCCCATGTCGCATTTACCAATGATTGACCACTCTGGAGGTTGTTCATAAAAGATGCCACTGTCTCTGTCATCCCTGCTTCTGGGGTAAAGGTCATATAAACCATCCCCCTCCTGTCTAGGGTTCTGGTTACGGCCTGAGAATAGATATCTCTGGATGGTTCTTCGTCCAACCATATCACATCTACACTACGACCCTGCCATTTCTCTACACCCATCTCATAGGCTTTAAAAAATAAAGATGAGTTCCCACCGGAAACGTGGTGAATAAGTGCCACGCTCTTTGCGTTTGGAACCCCTGGTTTCCTTTCAGTCTTTATTATTAGGTTTTTCGGTATAGTACCGGAACCAAAGGCTTCGGGGTCATCGGGGGAACCCAGTAATTCAAACTGAACAATATCCCTTGTCGTTTCGTTTGATACACCACCAGCCCATGCTATGATAGGCTGCTTGAATACTCTCCCTTCCCACCAATCTGGATACAAACCAGTCAGGTGATAGGACAATTCCATACTTCCACAGAAACTCTTACCTATGCGGTTAGCCGCCATCAGAAGCCTCTGGTTGGCCTCTGAGCCTGTTTTGTGAAACTTTAGCTGGTAGGGGTAAGGGTCGTAAGAATCAATCCTGGCGTACCTCTCACGCTGCCTCTGCTCACGCAGGAGTTCTAACTTCCTAGTGTTTGAGGAGTGCGTCGAGTTCCCGTTGGATTTCTTCATTCGACATTTGTTCTATGTTAGTTTGTTCTATTCTCTCTACAGGTTTCAACCCTGCTCTATCCAGTAAATCCTTGATTGCCCCAAGACGGACGCTCTCGCTCTCTGCCTTCTCTGCCAGTTCAGATAGAAAGTGTAGGCTTGAGGGTATCTTGTCAGCAAGAACCTTTTGAGTTTGGTCATTGATCTGTTCCCTTAAAATATTTTTAAGTTCATATCCCTTCTGCTTGGCTGTCTTCTCAGAGTATCCTGCCTTTATAGCAGAATCAGTAGCATTGCCAGTTATGGAATAGTGTTCAATAAATTTGTCTTGTCGTTCTGTCATGTGTACATTAAGGCTCCGCCTCTCCCACCAGCATACCGTTTAGCGCGTTTTTTCTCTTCTTTAGCAACACGTTTAGTTTGAGTTTCCATCCATGCCATATGTTCCTCTAAAGCCTTTTTAGATGCTGAATCAAGTTTAGCCCTTTGTTCTGCTGCCTTCTTTTTTGTAGCAGCCTCTCTTTTGGCTTCTTTCTTTCTCGCTGCTGATGCTGCTTTCCTTACCTCGGCCTTTCGCTCTCTCTCCTGCCTAGACCTATCAGCTTCCTGTATAGCAGAAAAGTCTTCTACCTGAGGTTCAGGCTCATCACGCGCTGGAGGTGGAACAACTATATCAGGGATCACTGGAGCAGGTGGAGTCCATTCTGGCACTGGTTCAGTATACCATACTCTAGGATCGCCAGTTGTATCTGGCTCTGGCCCTGTAGCACCTAAGTATTCTCTCATATGATACCTAGAAGGTATACCAAGAAATTTAGGTGTTATATCTTTTCCTAACGCTCCTGCCTGTTCTATACTTTGTAGATATTGTTTGGGAGGATTAAATATTACATCTGGAGACACAGGAGTTGTACTCGCTCCTGCTGATGAAATAGGATTCCAGATAGGCACTTCAGGTATAACAGGAAGTCTACCTTCCCTAATGCGCTGTTCTTCTGCATCATTCCTCATCTTGAATAACTGTTGAGGCGTTAATGGGCCGGACTCTGGAACGATACCCTGCTCTTTAGAAATCTTACTAGGCCACATCATCCCCAACGGAAGACCTAATCCTAATGACGCAGCCCAAGGTGCTGCCCCAGATAACAAGCCACCTAATCCAGCAAAAAGGCCACCACCACCTAGGGTTCTTGGTACATCCACCTTTAATGGATTAGGATTCAAAGCCCTTACCATCCTTCTTGTAGTAGGAGTGGTATTCGTTGGAGGGAATGGACTTCTTATAGGATTTGAACTTCTTGGCTCTATATGAGGGAATAACTCTTGA